TAACGTGTATATCGACCCATATTCGAATGAGATGATCATAAACAGTAACCTTGAAATCACGGGTGATCTCTCAATCGATGGTAAGATCGATCTGGGTAACCAAGTCGCCGTCGATCTCGGTGAGGCGACCGCGAACACAGCACTTCATGTCGGTGGTGGCTTTATCTCAGGTTCGAATGAAGTCGCATGTAAAAGATATTCAAAAACGTTGATACGACTTGATAGTAAATCCAAAGATATCCAGTTCCGATTTGGAAATGGGGCGTTCTATGCGAAGATAATTGCCATGGTAAGACGATTGGATAGTGCCTCTGTCCGTGATATGAGTACGATCGTTTTAGAAGTTCAAGGTGGGACACACGACGAATCAACAGGTGCGCTCGATGAAATCATCGCAGTGGGAACCAAAAATATATTTAGTGCGGATACAGAGTACCCGTGGAGCTCAACTGTATCCGTGGGAACAAAGGGGCTCATCATCACACCTTTCGATCCATCGGCCGATCGTCAATATTCGTATGATATATATGTAGAACTCGTAACTTCTAAAAATGGAGGAGTCTTGGGGCTCTTCACGGGTAATACAGGAGGTCCGGATGACTTTTCGAGTGAAGAAATACCAACCTCTTTCGGTTATTAAATTTACTATGGGGGACTATACCCCACGGTAAATACAATATACATTTATGCCCTGATGACATCAGAGACGGCAAGTAAAACAACGCCGGCAATGAACGCCATGATGACATAATTCAATTCAGTTTCTTCAAGCCCAATGAGAGGTTCTACCTCTTTCATGACAGGCTTCTCCTGCCGAACAGGAGGATCCAGTTCCTCCAGCGGGCAGTACGCTATCATTTATATAGTAATTAGAGATTAATTTCCGTCTTCTTTTTTCGCCTGGTTCGCTTGGGTTTAGTAGCACCAACATTCACATCCTTGACCTCACCCCCGGTAGAGTCACCAGAGATGGACATGATATCCGACATATCATCATCGTCCGCGATACTCTCATGAACACCTCCACCCATCATCGTGTTCATCGGTGGCGGAGGAGGCATCATAATACCACCCATGAGACTGGAAATATCCACACCGGGACCCTGCATCTCATAATTACCTGTTCCTCCTACTGGCGCATCAGTGGCGGGACCACCAGGGGCTCGCGTGGTATTCTGTACAGCCGCCATCATGTTCTTGACCAAGTCTGGATTCTGTTTCATCACATCGTTCATGTTGGGCATGACAGACTTGAACATACTGTTGGTCAAGTGGAACATCATCGCCGAACCACCCAACATCATGATCAGTTTGATTTCTGGGGCGACATTGACCTTCGATCGATACTTCACGTACAGTTCCTCAAAAACACCATCGTAATCATCCGTATTTTCCATGATAGACTCAGACCAACCCTCGAGTTGAATCTCGAAAGGGTTGTACCTCTTATTGAGAAATTCCAGACCGGTCACACACGCGACGAGCATTCGTCGAGAGAACCGGATCGATTGTTCTACATCAATGCTATAGGTGATTCGCTTGACCTCTGCCCTAAGTTCATCCACGTTCGAGTATGCGGTCAGTCTCTTATTAACCGCAAAACCCTTCTTCTCCAGACGAGCTAACTTGTTGAGAAGATCGGACTTTTCCTCATCCACTGACGTATATCCCTTGGAAGGTTGTTCTTCCTGGGATCCGGGACCCATGGGCTCATCATCATAAAATGCGGGCTCATCCTCACCGTAATCAATCTCTTCATCTTGCGTGGGCTGCTGAGGAGCTGACTGTTTATTGGGATTTACGAACGCATCCATAGCTTCCTGATGCTGTTGTCGCTGGGGCGGGGCATTATATGCTGTAGGTCGTGGCACAGGTTTGTGGCGAGGTACCGAAATTTGAATCTCATCCATGAGTGCCTGCTCATCGGCGTCCAATTTCATAACATTCGTCGTTCCGCGGTCGAGTACGATTTCCTCGTCCATCTACTCTCTATATGGAAACTAAAAAATTACCTTTAACGCACTTTAAAAAAATATAACCCTATAGTAAATGTTCAACCTCAACAAGACGAACCGCAATGCACTCATGTCCATCGGTGTCTTGATGTTCATCATCGTCGTACTCACCATGACCCGTGACACCAGTAAGTACCAGCCCAGGCCAATCAAAGTGACCCCCATTCGCGAAGGCTCCATCTTCGACCTGGAACACAAGGTCGAATGTACCCCGGGTCGCAAGGGTGGAAGCCCTTACACCAAGTCCCTGACCCCAGGTGGCTTATGTGGCGCTCAAAAGTTTGTGTCCGATCTCGCAAACTATGAAATCGCGGATGGGATCGGTGGATCTTTAATCTAAGCTAACTATAAATGGCTCTCATCACTTCGCCGACGGAATCGATTCCTGACCTCAATTATGAGTATCACACCATCACAATTGATACTATTGGACAAGACAGTGCTAATACATTCACATGTTTTCTGAGTCAGCCACTGAAGAATGTTGTTCAAGCGAAACTTCTCACTGCTCGTATTAACACGACAGTCGCCACCGAACATTGTTATGTATCAATCGAACAGCTGGACTCCATTTTCAGTGATCGCACCTCCAATGTGTATGATGGACAGGCTCCGCTCAGTATTCTTCGCGGTTCGTTTGCGAGTCTCGTAAAGTCTGAAGACAATTTTGTAACCTTCAAGGATGAATATCCAGTTGCGACACAATACATAGATCCGATTCGTCGAGTCGATCGTTTCAATGTCACTATTCGTAACCAAGATGGCACCACGATCGCTCGCACAGGTGCCAGTGATAAAAACTTTCTCGTAATTCGTTTCGTGTGTAGAAAACCTAATTTGTAATTTTCTCCCGTTAAAGTAGTATACCATGTCCGCTGGTATTGTTCAATTGATCGCTATCGGTGCCCAGGATGAATACATCATAGGCAATCCTGAAATATCTTTCTTTAGTTCAACATTCAAGCGACATGCTAATTTTTCACAGTCCATCGAAAAACAAACTATCCATGGAGCAGTGAAAAACAATTCTATGTCCAGCGTTCAATTCGAACGATCTGGAGACCTTCTCGGTTATGTCTATTTCACGATCGACGATACCGCCCAAGCCCTCGACATTCAGCGATGGGACACGATCATCGATAAAGTGGAACTCTATATCGGGGGGTCTCTGATTGATTCCCAAGATTCGATCTTCACGGAAAAGATTGCCATCGATACGTTCGCCCAGAATGTTTCCAAGAGTGCGAACGGAACACATCCAGGTGTGAGCGCTCGATCGTATTTTTACCCTCTTCGGTTCTTCTTTTGTGAAGGACCCCAATGTGCCATCCCTCTCGTGGCACTCAATTACCACAACGTTGAAATTCGTATTCATTGGGCCACTGCGGCGTCCGATTATAACATCGAGTGCTACGCCAACTATTATTACCTCGATAACGAAGAGCGTGGGAACATCGCTTCCCGTAAGCATGACCTCCTGATCACACAGGTTCAGAAAAATATCGCTTCTGGTACGATCATACAAGACTTGACATTTAACCATCCTGTCAAGTATCTCGCATCTTCAGATACGACTACAGATGGGGCACTCACCTCCACATCTAATAAAGTCAAACTCAACATTAATGGTTTGGACGTCAGTAACTATAAATGGGGGAAACCACATTACATTGATGTCATGAATTATTACCACACAAACTTTGTAACTTCTCCCGATTTCTTCTTGTACTGCTTCTGTTTATCAACGAGTTCCCTTCAACCCACAGGGACTCTCAATTTCAGTCGTCTCTCTTCAGCCAAGATCATGAGCGAAGACTTACCTATCAACGACCCTATCTATGCGGTCAATTATAACATCCTCCGTATCGAGAACGGTATGGCTGGTCTCTTGTACGCAAATTAAAATGACATTCTATATTAAATGGTCAAGAACTTGCCGACAGTGGAACGTTCCACCAAGATTAGGTTCGGTAAAAACTGTACCGATGACCAGGCGGAAAATACGATCGTGTTCAACGCGAGTGACACACAGATTGATATACCCTTTTCGGATTCTGTGTATATGACACCTCTACGGATACGTACGGATCTCTCAGACCGGAATATCACGGTATTGGCGTATAATCAAATCACGAAAGAAGTGATGGACTCGGGGGCTATTGCTGAAGATATTCTCAATTTTACACTCGAAGCTGCTGTGATTAACGGTAATGTTACCGCAAATACAGTCTCGTTCAATAACGCGATTACTTCTGTCACGACTCTCTCCAATGTTGGTGTAGCTAATGGGTCCCCCATTCACACACTCGATGTAGGTTCGACATTTAATATAGACATTGAAGGTTCAAACCTTCTCACTGTTTTGGGAAATACATATGTTCAAGATAATTTGGTGGTGGATGGGAACATGACAGTGAATGGGGCGCTCACAACAGTGAATACTGTAAACACTGTTGTAAAAGATCCAATCATAGAACTCGGAAAAAATAACGTTTCTTCAGATCTCGGTATCATCATGTATCGCCCATTGTCGAATGTCGCCATGGGATTTCGGGAAGGTTCGAACGAACTCGTGTTGGCGTACACGGACAGCAGTTCATTCGGTTCGACCATTGTTCCAAACACAGATGAAACACTCGATGTTCGAGTATACGGTAGAGTCCTCACAGAATCCAATGTGGGTATTCTGAATGTGACACCGACCCATACATTGGATGTGGGGTCAAACCTTTTCGTGGATGAATTCGGTTCAAATATTCTATACGTGACCGGAAATACACACACGACAGATATTCTTTCTGTGGGGGACAAAGTCGGTATCAAAGTGACAGATCCACATGCGGAACTTCACGTTGGAGGAAATGTCTATGTGTCTTCAAACTTGACCGTTGATGAAGATACTCTACATGTGGATGTACTGACACACTCCATCGGTATTGAGACTAAGGATCCGGATGCTAATTTACACGTTGTTGGTAACGTCTATGTGAGCTCGAACCTCACCGTTGATGAAGACACGTTCCATGTGGATGTACTGACACACTCCATCGGTATTGAGACTAAGGATCCGGATGCTAATTTACACGTTGTTGGTAATGTCTATGTTTCCAGTAATTTGACCGTGGATGAAGACACGTTCCATGTGGATGTACTGACACACTCCATCGGCATTGAGACTAAGGATCCGGATGCTAATTTACACGTTGTTGGTAATGTCTATGTTTCCAGTAATTTGACCGTGGATGAAGACACGTTCCATGTGGATGTACTGACACACTCCATCGGTATTGAGACCAAGGAACCTGACGCGAACCTTCACGTTGTAGGTAACGTCTATGTGAGCTCGAACTTAACTGTTGATGACGATACGTTTCATGTGGATGTTCTGACACACTCTGTAGGAATTGAGACTAAGGACCCAGATGCGAACCTCCATGTTGTAGGTAACGTCTATGTGAGCTCGAACTTAACTGTGGATGAAGATACTCTACATGTGGATGTTCTGACACACTCCGTCGGTATTGAGACCAAGGACCCGGATGCGAACCTTCATGTTGTAGGTAATGTCTATGTTTCCAGTAATTTGACCGTCGCGATAAATACCCTTCATGTTGATGCGGAGTACAACTCCGTTGGAGTTGGGACAGTGAATCCTGATGCTAACCTCCACGTTGTTGGTAACGTGTATGTGTCCGATGATTTAACCGTCGCGACGAATACACTCCACGTCGAAGCTGGAACTGAACGTGTTGGGATCAAAACAAAGAACCCAGATGCCGAACTTCATGTCGTCGGTAATGTCTACATGTCCGACGACCTTACCGTGGCCACGGATGCGCTACACGTCGAAGCGAGTACACAATCCATCGGTCTTGGGACGAAAGTACCTGATGCTAAACTCCACGTGGTCGGGAATGTGTATGTTTCTTCAAACTTGACCGTTGATGATGACACGTTCCATGTGGATGCGACGACACATAGTGTCGGAGTCGAGACCAAGAGCCCCGATGCTAATTTACATGTTGTGGGTAACGTGTATGTTTCTTCAAACTTGACCGTTGATGATGACACGTTCCATGTGGATGCGACGACACATAGTGTCGGAGTCGAGACCAAGAGCCCAGATGCTAATTTACATGTTGTGGGTAATGTCTATGTTTCTGGGGACTTGACCATTGATGATAATACACTCCATGTGGATGCGACGACACATAGTGTCGGAGTCGAGACCAAGACTCCTGACGCGAACCTCCATGTGGTTGGTAACGTGTACACGTCGGGTGACCTTACAGTTGATGAAAACACGTTCCACGTCGATTCGACCGCACACGCCGTTGGAATTGAGACCAAGTCTCCCGATGCCAATCTTCATGTCGTGGGTAACGTGTATGTCTCTTCCAATTTGACGGTTGATACGGATACACTCCACGTGGATGCCGAGACAAGTCGCGTGGGTCTCGGGACGAAAGCACCCGCGTACCTCCTCGATGTTCACGGAACCTCCAATGTGGGCGCGCTCACGGCGGTTTCGGGGTCGGTCGCGAACGATTTTACGGTGGATACGAACACACTCTATGTCGACTCTACAGAAAACAGGGTCGGTATCAAGACTTTGAATCCATCCACAGAACTCCACGTCGAAGGGAACGCGTACGTCTCGTCGAACATTCAGGCACTCACGTATTTCGGTGACGGTGGTCTCCTTTCGAATGTCACACTCCAAGTCGTTTCCGACCATGGGAACACAACATCCAACACGATTCGATTTACAAACCCTACGACCGCTTTGACGACCGACCTCACCTCCAATGTTGAAGTCAAACTTGACCAACTCAATAGTGTTCAGATTTCAGCTCCCGCCTCTGATCAGATACTCATATACGATGGGACGGATTGGATTAATGAGTATCCCGTACACACCTATA